GTAACAGCAACACCAGTAACTTCGGCACCACCGTATTTTGTAAATGTATTAGAAGTATTCATCACAATAAGATCTCTTCTTTTTTTACCAGCTACCGCAAAAGGAATCGCAAATGTAACCGCTAGAGGATTTGTGTAATTTATCCCGTTTAGCTTCCATTGCCAACCCGCATTTATTGTCAAAACATTTCCGGATAAACTAAAACCAGCATCCACCAAAACCTCTTTTGCATTGTCGATTTTGTTTTCTAAATACTCAAAATTTGCATTTATTTTGATTCCTGCTGTTTTGGCTCCGTCACCTGTTTTGTCTCCGGTTGTAGTTCCTGTGTTAATCTTTTCTATTGCCATTTTTAATTTATTATTTAATTTTCGTCAAAAGTTTTTATATCCTGATTAAAAAAGATTTCATTAGTACTAAAATCAAAATCGATTTCCTCTGTTTGGTTTTCATCAAACGTTCTATCTTCTTGATCAAACGTGATTTCGTTAGTACTAAATTCAAAAGGAATTTTAGGATCCTTTAAATCGTTTTCGGTTATGGCTGGAAACTTACTATTTCCTACACCTATTCTTTGTATATCCATTATTCTCTTACTGCTGCTCTAATTTCAATTTTTGCCGGTAAATTAATCACCGTACCTTGACCATTTATAAAGTTTACTGTATCAAACTGAACACTTGAATTAATACTTGCAAAAGAAGCTGTTTCGCCACTCAAAGAACCTGCAGAAGCACTTGCTTCAATAGTAAAGAAGATTTCATCAGTAGCTATATAATTCAGTAAAACAGGAACTGAAAACGCTCCATAAGTCACATATTCCTCTAACACCACTCCATTTTTTTCAATAAGCAGATAGCCGTAAACACTCCATCTACTTACTTCTACTAATATTTTATAAATACCTTCCAGGTTCAGCACAAAACCCTCAGGAATATTTGGATCAATCACTAGCTTGTATCGTGCTTGCACCGCATGATTTTCAAGCGTTTCAACCTCATTGTAATACAGCTCTTCAAAAATGATTTGATAGTCTTTTTTTCGAATTACATTGACGGTATCTAATGCCGTAGCACCATCATTATCTGTTACTTGAATTTGATAGGTATAATAATCCCCGGTTAAATTGGTCAAATCAGTATTCAAAGCAAAAGGCGTATCGATGATATCACCAAAAGGCCCACTTGTTTTGGTCCATTGCTGACTAGCAATAAACCCATCAGGATCATAAGCATTTGAGGTGAGCGAAGCTGTAGTTTGCAAATCGGTTAAATAAATATCATCACCAGCCAACACAATTGGCGGCACATTGTCATCACCTGGAACGGTAGCTGTAGCATCTTTATAAATAGAACGCCCTACTGTAATGGTAGTTTTGTTTTCGTCAAGATTCCAAGAGCAATTAAGCAGGTAAAAATCTTTTGGGTACACATAATCAAACAAAACAACATCGTTAAACTTTAAAGCATTCAAAGCCACACAATCAATTTTTTCATGGGCCGAATTAAACATTCTACGGAAAATATTAGCTACTGTTTTGGCGTAAGATGTATTTTCAATTTGATAAATAGCATCAGTCCATTGTTGCCAGGTTGTTCTATTGTCAAGTAAATCATCAACAGCATATTTATGTACTACAAAAAAACCTGAAGTAAGTGGCAAGTCGCATTCAACAACCATTTGTTCCCCGTCATTATAATTGTAAAAAACATCGATAACAGGAATCAAAACACCTTCTTTAAAAACTTGAAAAAGGTTTTCTTTTATCAAATTCGCACCCTGCAATTGAACAACTGCAAATCTTGGATACCCTGGAATTATATATAAAATAGGTACCTGGATCGCGTTAAAAAAAGTAGTTTGTTCTTTTAGTTTTTTCAATCGGAACCCTTTTGAAGTTCCTGATTTGTCATCACCATAAGTCAATTCTAATTCTTTATCAACAGTAAAATCACCGCTAATTAAATCAGTAATAATTTCCTCATCTTTAAATCCTATTACAGATACTGCTGCTGAACGCAATTCAATACCCATAATTTTAGTAGTAATAAGCGAACCAAAAGGCGCATAAATCCGAATATCAAGCAAAGAATCAGCTGTAACAATATGTTGAAATTCTTTTTTTACAGTACCACTTTCTTCAAAAAATATGTTTTCATTATCCGAAACGTTTTCTTTAAAATTGGTAAAAACAACCACGCCATTCAGTACAATTTCGTACTTAAAAGGATTTTTCCATAACTCATAATCAATCACATCAGAAACTACAGAAATAAATTTTACAATACTAAACTCTAAATTGAAGGTTATTTTTTGCGCCTTAGCAAAGTATATTTTTTCTTTTAATGAAACCCAACGCGTATTATCCTGAGGATAAGAAAGAGATCCATCACCCGTAAAATGACCTTCATTATAGATACGCGTATAATAATCCGGTTGGTCACAAATCGCATACAAGCCACCGTGTCCCACCCAATCCGAATTATAAATAGTGCCCTTGACACCCGTAACTAGTGCCCAGCCATCATTTACTTCTTTACATGCAGTCTTAGGTATCGAAGGCTCTATTTTTGGATGCGTAATTGTGATTTCGTTGTAAGGCGGTATAATAGTAACAGTTGGTGTTACCAATGGCGTTATTTGTTTCAACAAACGATTATAAACCACATTGCTTACAAACTGGCCATCAACATCATACACTTTATAAGTTACTTTACGTAAGTGACGGGTGTTTATACCCTCAATATACCAGCGATTATCCGCTTGGTAGCAAACACAAAGCGTGTCTTCTAATAAAGTTTGAAGGATTTTGTAAGCATCTTGTTTTTTTTCTTTGTTTAAAAAATCTGCCGTATCAACATAAATAGTATTCCAATCTTTATTGACGAAGTTTTCTATTGCTGGATTAAAATATAAATCCAACTCAATACCTGTCAATTTCAAGCATTGGCAAAAAATATCAATCAGGGATTTTTCACGAGAATAATACTCGTCAGGAAGGTATTTTCCTTTTAGACGACCCAATCCATCAGTAGCCGTAAACGACACAAAGAAACACGCGTTTTTGTATGGTTCAGAATATAAATCAGGTAAAATATAACCTTGCCAAACAATACTATCGTCAGCATCATTTTTTACTTGTACTTTAAAGCGATGCTCGTCACCGGTAAAGAATTCGATAAACGCAGCATCTTTTGCTGTTTTAGTCAACATATCAAAGTTGAATTCACTGCTCACAATAGCCATTTCATCCTTAGAGTCACCACCGTTCCACTTCAAGACAATTCCAGCCGCAGAAGCATCTTCTAAGACTAATTTTGTCAAAGGACTTGTAGTGTCTATTATGTCGATATAATACGAAGCCATTATCCTATGCGGTTTTTACGAGCTTGAGCGCGCTCAAACATGATTAAAAAATCAGATCCTACTAGCTTAATACTTGGTACAATACTCACATCGCCACCACCTGTATTCATGGCCGCCCATATTTTCTTTTGTTGCTTGTCATTAGCAATCATTTCACCGCTATTTACACGAGCAAGAATTTTATCTCCATACATAGAAGAACCAGAAACAATACCGCCCGTTTCAAATTTTGGTATTGCAGCAAAAGCGGCAATTACTCCACCAATAGCAGTAGCAATAAAAGCTGGAGTAGAGAATATTGCTAAAGGACCCGTAGCCGCACCCGAAGAAGTTGCGCCCGTAATAGCATTACTCATTGCTAATGCTTGATTTGCAACAATCTGTTTAACAATAATTTGAATTAAATCAACCACGGTTTTAAGCATAGTAGCAACAAAACCTTGTAATCCATTAGATGCTAAACCTAAACTATCCACTATACTATCCCCTAACGCACCAAATGCACCCGAAAGAGATTCAGAAACCTGTGTAGCTACTTCTTCAAGAAGAATAAGTTTTTGCGCCATCGCATCAATTTCAGGGTTAACAACAGCAAAATCAAACGATGCAGAAATCTTTGCATCAGGATTTTTTACATCAGCAAATCCAGCAGGCTTTAAACTATTATCTAATGGAGTAACTTTTTTTCTAGACGAACCACCAGCACCACCAGTAACTCCTGTTTTAACAGCTTCTGCAACCGCTTCAGATATTTGAGAAGTATCTATCTTCTCTTTTGGAATAACTATTTTAGCTATATTCCTGCCGTCTAATGTGTTTTTTAATGCTGTTTTTATGTTTTCACCAATTTCAGCCGCAGTCGATTTACCGTTTTCACCTAATTTTCTAAAAAAAGAAACAGCATCAGTACCTATTTGAGAAAAACCAGTAGACAAAGCCTTTTTTAATCCATCTACATCAAAAGTTAAGATGGATTTTATAAGACCACCAAGCGTTTTAAAGAAATTAAAAATATTATTACCTACAAAACCTACAGTTGCCAAAACATTATTAAAAGTCATTTTAGCAACAGCCCACATATTTTTAAAAGAAAGTATTATATACTCAATTGCGCCCCTAAAAACCGTTGAATTATTATATAGATCAACAAAATAATTAGCTACATCTACAAGCGTCTTTTTTATAGGACCCCAATTATTAACAACAACATAAGCAACAGCCGCTAATCCAGCAACAATTGCGGTTATTGGACCTAAAGAGAGGCCTACCGCAGCAGATAAAGCACCAAACCCAGCAACAACTAAAGGAATCGAAGAAGCAATACCACCAATAGCAAGCGCTAAAGGACCTAATGCAGCAGCAATGCCAGCAACCACAAGAATTGTAGTCCGAGTACCCTCACTTAAATTGTTAAAAGCCTTAAGCCATTCATTTACTTTACTAATTATTTTGGTAAATACCGGCAATATAACCTCACCTAAAGACGTTGCTATTTCTTTTAGCGTTTCTTGAAAAATACGCATCTGATTTGCTGCGCCACCACCAGTACGAGCAAAGTCACCTTGCGCATTAGTAGTTTTAGCCATAATATAATTATATCGCAACTGTACTTTTTCAGCCTGACCCATATCAGCAACTTTAGTACGTATTCCTTGTGCTAATGCATATTCCTGCAAAGCCGCTTCAGTCATCACAATCCCTAGCTTTTTTAAACTTTCTGTCTCCGAAGTGAAGATTCCAGCCAATGCAGTTTGCGCCTGTTCTATACCGATGTTTTTAAAAGAAGCTAAATCACCAGCTAATCCCACTAGAGAAGTAGACATTTTAGCAGCTGCTCCACGAGGCAATCCCATAGATGTTGCCATATCACCAAAAAGACTAGCCATTTCTACAGCAGAACTTTTTGCAATACCAAACGTTTCTAAAGTGGTTTTTGAAAACTCTTTTACAGAATCGGCCGATGCACCAAAAGCAACATCTACTTTGTTATTACTTTCTTCAAAATCAGATGCGAATTTAATAGCAGCTGCTCCAGCACCCAAAATAGGCAACGTCACAAAAGCCGACATAGAACGCCCCACATCTTGAAACTTTTGTCCCACCTTATCAATAGTCCTTAAGGAATCCTGCATCTTACTGCTAAATTCTTTGAGGTCCACTCCGAAACGAATGTTGATTGATGCCAAGTTAGCCATGTAACTACTTTTAATTAAGGGTTAAAAGTAGTTTTAGAGTGTTTTATAAAAGGTTACATTATGTAACTTTATAAAATAAAAAACTACTTTTAATTAAGGGTTAAAAGTAGTTTTAGGGTGCGTTTTAAAAGGTTGAATTATTCAACTTTATGACATAAAACAAAACCCCAAATATCTCTATTTGGGGTTTTGTTATTTTTTGTATTTTTCTACAGCAGTTACATAAGCTTTATAAGCTTCTTCTTCGGTTGTATAAAAACCTAAATTATACACGACTTTTTTTATATTCAAAGTAGCTTTCCATCTACCTGAATTTTTATCTAAATGAACACCTTTAAAAATGCTAGTCTTAGTTTTAGCTTTATAAATATTATCGATAACAGATAAATCTAGATCCTTTCTGAATTTAAATCCTTTTTTATAATATTTATTTTCTTCTCCTAAAGCCTCAATTACTTTCATATAAACATAATGAGCTTCTTCTTCAGTATTATATGTTCCTAAATATTTCCTCTTTCCATATATAGAAATAGATGCGTAATACTTTCCATTAACACGCTTTCCAACACCCGTATATTTTGAAGAATAGTTCTCTCCTTTTTTAGAATGAGAAACGTTTTCACGAATACTAACCCATTCAAGATTATTATAGTAAGGATTTAAAACGTCAGAATCTTTATGATTTACTACTTTATGGTATTCCTTTTTTTCGCAAAATGATTCAGCAACTAACAAGTGTAAAGTTTTATTGAAACGTTTTTTATCTACTTGAAATTGTATCATTGGATAACCACTTTGACTTTTTGTAGGTTCAATTATTAATAATTTCCTTACCCTACCCCACGAACTCACCTCATAAAGACCTTCATATTCCGGAATAGGTTTCCATATTTCCGGTTCTCTATCTTCTTGCATTACGCATATTATTAAATGATTCATACGCTTCATAAACAGTATAAAATTTATCGTGCTCGCTTATTATAAATTCTCGATGAAGCTGCAACACTAAAAGCATTTCTGTAAATACCGCCAAGGTTTTAATGTAATTTTCGTTCGGGTTTTTTTCTTGTAACAAAGCAAAGGCTTGTGTAAGAGAGTAATTTAATTTTACAGGACAATTATCTGATATCCCAATCAATTGATGGTAGATATCCATTGTAGTACAGTCTTTTGTAAACTGTTCATCGTTAAAATTAAATCTTTCAGGAAGTGCATTGCGGAATACTTCATTCATTGAAGCGTTTTCCATTGTTTCGGTTTTTTGCATTTTTAAAACATTTAGATATTAAATAAAAAAACGGCACTCTATTATCCCTGTTGCAAAAAACCTTGTTAAGAAGTTTTATTATTGCCATTACAACAATAATACAGGATAGAATGCCGAAGCTTTTGATTCGGTATAACGCATAAAAAAAAGCCTTCACGAAGGGTGAGGCTGCGAGAACCTCTTAACAGTAATAGTTTTTTGCACTGCAAACATACAAACAAATATTTTAATTATCCTAATTTTTTTTAATTTATTTTTTACGCCATAAAAAAAAGCCAATATCTCAATTGGCTTTTTAACTAAAATAAAAAAATAAATAAAAAAGAAAAAAGCATCGTTATATGTTTATTGTCGTGCGATTACTTCGTTCCTGCAATAACAGTATTATTCTGCTTTCGCATTATCTTGACGTTCCCAAAAAGCATTCATACGTTCCAGGTCTTCAAAGATTGTTTCTTGTTTTTGAGCTGCTATTTTTTGCAGTTGCTTAACTTCCCATTCAAAAGTAAGTACATCATGTTTTTCGATCCCTTTTTCTAAATAAGGACGCATTACGGCATACATTATTTCACGAGTCATTATCCAACGCTCTTTTGAGGAAGCATCTTCTTTTTTTCTTTGGCCATTTACGGCATTAAAAAAAGAACGTGGTGTAAGCGCATACATTTCTTCAAATGTCATTCGCAGTTCGCCTAATCCTATTCCCTCAAGAGCATCCCAGGTTAAAGGTATTGGTGGTTCGTCACTTTCGTGACCTTCTACTTTCCCTCTTCATCTGGTTCATTGGTTGGCATCGAGTTGACCAATGCGTTTTTAAAGTTATCCAAGGCTTTTGGATCTTTAAAAAACTCATCGATAATATCAAATTCAAAAAGGTTTACATCGTTCCCGCCGCACTCGATAGCCGAAACTAAAATCACTTCTAAAACGTCAATTTGTTCAAACGTCAGTTTTCCATCAGCGGAATCTAAAACAGCAATTTTTTGCACGACATCATCAATGCCTGGTAACTGCCATTTGCGACCCAAAACTCTAAAAAGTTTCAAGCCGAATTTCAGCTTGAAACTTTTATTTCCTAATTGTAAAACGATTTCATCCATTAAACACCTACTGTTGTAATAAAGTCACCATTTCCTTTGAAAGAGCAATCCCCAGTTGCCACTCCATTAGTTCCTGCTGACATGTTCATTCCTTCAATAAACGTTTGTCCTGTAATGATTACATCACCTACAATGTTAGTAGAGAATTGTACTTCAACTTCAGTTCCGTTTTGAAAAATATCAATAACTTCTTTTGTACCAATTTGAGTAGATGACGCAGTTGGCTTATTTGCCACTAAAAAGTTTGTAGAAACTCCCCAAGTATAATTCCCTGGTGTTACTTGCTCCCCGTTTGTATCTTTGGAAGCGATGCTTTCCATGTTACGCGAAGTTGTAAATGTACATTCTGTAGCATGGAAGATTGTTTTTCCATCTACTCTAATTCTTAAATTTTTTCCAGCATAGGTATTTCCTGCCATAATTTCTATATTTTATTAAAATTAATAATTCCCACAAAAGACTGATCTACTTCTACAAATTCAATTTCGGAGTTTTGCCAATCGTATTTTTCTTTGATAATAGGTTTCATTTGGTCCAAAAAAGCTACACATTTTCGATAGCTATTTTGTTCGAAATAAAACAACAATGTCACACTATACGCGTCACCATCTAAACTTTGTCCTGTTTGTTCCCGAATCACATAATTTGCAAAAGGATACGTTTCATCAGCAGAAGAAACTACAGGCGCTAAACGATCATTCATAACCGTTGTAAAAACCGTTTCAGTCAATAAAAAGTCCGTTATTTCGTCTGATAGTTCTAACATTAGTTGCTTAATTTATTGATTCTTCTTTGAATGAATTTTGCCATTTTATCCTGAGCATCAGCCGTAACCGTGTTTTTTGTTTGTTCGTACGCAATATCCATAAACGGAATTGCTTGCACACGACCAACTACATTACCGGCACGCTTATTAGTAACACGAGCCAAAACGCTTTTTTTACGACCGTTTTTTAGTTTTTTACGCTTGTTATCGTTATTGCGATAAATTGCGTGCCCACCGTGTACCATGTGACCGTACCAACCATCGTTTCCGTTTTTTGCTCTAGGACCTGCTAAAATCATTGGATTACTGGATTTAGAAGTAATTAATCCAAGTGATTTCTTCAGGTTTCCGGATTCAATTTTCTTACCCCGTGCAATATGCGATTTACTACTTATTGGCACTGCATTACGTGCTGCTACAAGCGAAGGACGTGCTACTTGACGCAAAATAAGAAGGACTTCTTTTTTCTTGTCTTTATCGTTTGCCAGTTCCCTAATCTTTTCTTTGAGTTCAGGAAATCCACTTACTGTAATTCCTAGATTACTCATAGTTTTTCACGATTAATTGCAGGTGCGCTTTGCGTCCAATC